TAATAACCTAAAGCGTTTGTTATGTTTATTTTTCTAGGAGCATTTCTATTGTCTGTCCAAAACAAAAGGTCTTCAATTAAATTAACCCCATATATAGGACTTTGTGTAGAGAAGTTTAAAAAATTACCTTGTACTAAAACTTGAGAGCTACCAGATGCTACACTGTATCTCTCTATAGTCATGTTGTAGTCAGCTAAGTCTACTGCTTTTATGTCACTAGTTCCAGTGTATCTTGTTTTGAAAAAATAAACTGTTGAGTTTACTTCGTCAACTATTTGTCCAATTATCTCTAAATTAGCTTGACCTCCGCCGTTATATCTTTCAAAGTTTCCTAATATAGATTCTAAAGCACCAACGTCACTTCCTTCTGATCTAGAAACTGCTACATTTAAAGCATCTCTGTATACGTTACTTGGAATTAATCTTTCGTCCAAGTCTTTGTTCATTTTTGACTGTATGAAACTGTTTTTAGACTCTGCCATTTAGTTTAACTTTTTATCCATTTAGACTTACCTCTCATAACTTGTACTATTTCATCAAGTTTAATATTAGATAATCTTATTTTAGCATTTCTTAATTTAGCACTTTTTTCTTTTTGTAATCTTTTTACAACATACTCAGGCTGATTTATTCTAACTGATATTAAAGCATGTAACACGTAAGCATATATAGCTTCTTCAGCTAACTTAGGTATTTTACTATCAAGATCATAGGCTAGACCATCAGATATATATTCTAATACTATTAATTTATCTACTAAATTACTTGAAAAAGAAACTTTACCCTCTCTCTCGTTCATATTAAACCAACCGTTTGTTTGTGCGTATTGAGCTTCCATGCCATACATTTGACCATAAGCGCCGCCGATAAATCCTCCTAGTTCACCCCAATTATATGCCCACATATCATTAGTAAAATCATTTGCAAAGTTTCCATTGATAAAACTATCGTTAGCAGTGTGCCATCTATCTTGTGTAATAGATGTTCCTTCTAAATCATTACCAAAATTATCTTGAGTAGGTATACCTGCAGAGTCTTGTGCTTGAGTGTAGTAAGGACTTGTGGTTAAATTATTAGCAGGGTATATAGGTCTTTTAACTCCTAACCCATCAATGAAAGACATCTTAACGTAGTTAACCATATCTTGAGGTAGTACTAATGTTAAGCTAGCTGGTACATTAAGCTCTGCAGATTTAACACTTTTTAAAGTGTCATAACTAAATTCTTGCATTGCTCTTTTAGTAAAAAATATTATATCAGTTCTTTTAGCATCTTGTAAAAGTTTATACTGACCTACGTAACCTACTAAAAAATTACTTACAACATCGTTTAACGTGATATATTGATAACTTCCGTAATTATCTTCTACTGTTTGACCATAAGCTTTGTCAGCTTGCGTGTTACCGTATTTACCTCCGCTTAATATTTTTAATTGTACAACAACATAAGCGTTAGCCGTGGGAGCTATTGTTAATGTGATTGTTTTACCGTTTGTAACTTGTAACTCCGTAATCCATTCTGACCAGCTACCAGCTAAACCTGTGGAACTAGTGTAAACTTTAAAGTTATTTAAACTATAATTAACATCAGCAGGGTTCCAACTTACTGCACTACCTAATATAAGATCAGTATCAAAATCAGTTGAAAACGTTTGACCACCACCGTTTGCGGCAGCTCTAAATCCTTGAGAACCTTGAAAATATTGTTGAGCATTTTCAGTTACTAATCCGTTACTTGGTGGTTGTATTGCCATGTTTTATTAATTTCTTGAGTTTTGTTTGTCCATAGCTATTTCTTGAGATGCAGCTTGTACTATTTGTGGATCTTTTATTACTACACCAGCGTACATTAATATGTTTAATATAACGTTTGTTTGTTCTGTTTCAGCTAATTCAAAATCCACTGAAGTTGTTGGGTTCCAAACGTAGTAACCTGTAGTTGAAGAAAAATTCCAAACTACGTCAGCTGGTTTTCTAAGATAAGTAACTTGAACTTGATTGTTTATAGTTTGTGGGTATATGGTTATTCTGTTTTGCTCATAAAAACAAACAGGAAAATGTTCAGTAGGCTTACTTATAGGAGACATGTTAAGCATCGCTAGTTCGTTTCTTTGAACTTGTTCAACTTCTCTATCATCTCTGTATAGTATTGATCCTAATTTGTAAAAATCATTAGGGAATAAGTTTATGTTTAGTTTGCTACCAGCACCAATAGCTGTTGGAGGAACTGTAGAGGCATCAGCATTAAAGATACCACCTGTTATATTCCAGTTTGCCGCAGCATAAGGTATAGCCGCCGCACCAGTAGGTGTTTCTATAGTAACTATAGCTGTAGCGTCTTCTACTTGAGCTTGTGTTATTGTGGTTAAAGGATAACCAGTTGCTGTTGTAGATGTTAAGAATGTTTGAAATCCGCTTGCTACATTTGAAGATGTTGGTATAGCAAAAAAAGCTGGAGTAGTTCCAACTGCGGCATTAAATGTACAAAGACCTATTTTTTTAAAATTATCTAGTTTTTCTTGTACACTCTTATAGCGATTTCCGTATTCGCTATCGTTTTGTGGCACACGCATTTGTTGATTTATAGTTTGAAAATAACCATCAACAATTTCTAATTGAACTTGAGTCGCTATCCTGTTAAACTCGTCAGGAGTAAGATAACCTCTTTGCTCTTTATTTATTATTAATAAGACGGTTTTGTAAACCTGATCTACGTTTATTGCCATTTTAATTTTTTTATTATAATATTGGGCCCGAGTGAACGAGCCCTATATTAGTATTACATGTTATTTGAGTTTTTTCTCGATAGACTTGTAAACTTCTAATCCTTCATCAGTCTTTAAAAAGGCCGCAAATTCAGAATAAGGGTTTTGATCAAAAGGAACTGTTACTAGTTTCTTTTTGTTAGTCCCCCATAAGAAAGTTCTTTGGTCTGGAGATAATGTTACTATACCTAGTTCAACCGCTCTAATCGCAAAGTTTCTTAGTATAACATTTTCATCATTAGCTAAATCAATAAATAATTTAGGGTTTCTTTTAGCAAACATTAATAAGTCTCTTTTTATTTCTTTAGAAGCCATTGATGTTACTTGTGACCCAAGCTCTACTCTTAATATAGCCTCAGCTTGATCTATGTCCATTTGTTGCGCAGCGTTTAAAGCATGAATTTCTAATTCAATATCGTATAATTCGTCTTCTGCTACAGCTATGTTATCATGCTCTTGGAATAAGTGACCACTAAGTGGATGGTATATTGATAACAATTTTTGTAATGTTTGTAATTCTTTTTTAACCATTAGCACACCATCTTTAAAAGTTATGTGCCCCATAGTTGCTTCTCCTTTTTGCTCGTCTACAAAACAAGATTGCTGATTAGTTGCAAATCTTATCTCTCTTTGAGAGCTTGAAGCAGGATCAAAATATAGTAATGGATGTTTTCTAGTATGTTTACTAGGTATTGTTAATGTTAATGGAGTTTTTCTATTAGATAGAAAGTAGTGTCTATCTTTTATTTCCCAAGTTTTTTGAGTTTCTTTTTTATTTGACATAATATAATATAATTAAATAGTTAAAGTAAAGGTAAGGCGCCGTTATGACGCCTTATCTCTACATGAATTTTCTAGATTCCTTTGAATAATACAAAGTTGTTTCTAGCTTGTGTTACTAAACATCTTTCAGATAAGAAGTTTACTTCCATTGCATCTAATGAAGAAGTAAATGCACCACCAACAGAACCTGTTAGCCATGATTTCATTCTTCTATCGTCAGCTTGTGAAGCTCTATATCTTACGTGTAAGAAAGGACGTCTAATGTTTGTACCTAAAATTTGATCATAAACAGTAGAAGTTCCAGCAGGAACTAAAATTCCTTCAATAGAAGCAGGTCCAACTAATGCGCCTCTTGTAGAAGCATCATTTAAGTATTTCCAATCTGTTTTATAAAAATCATAAGAACCTCTTCTGAAACCGCTAAAACCTAAGTTTAAAGCCATTTCTTCAGAGTTTTCGAATAAACCGAAAGCAGTACCACCAGAGAATCCTCCAGAGATAGAAGCTAGCATATCATCAAAATCTAAAGCAGTGCTTCTGTTTAAGAATAACATGTTTTCTTCAATTGCTCCTTGAGTATCAAGATTTTTAAGTATTGCATCAAAAGAGTCTAATCCAGCAGCAGCTGTAAAGCCTACTTGCACGTTACCACCATTTTGAATAGCAGCAAATAAACCTTCTGTACCACCGTTTCGTGCAGGAACTGCACCAGCGCCAGCGTTTAATTCACCTTCAACCATTGCCATCTCTAAGTAATCTTCAAATCTAAGTCTTGTTTCAGACTCAGCTTTTAGATACCATAAATAACCTCCAGTTCCATCTTCAGTAGAAACTTCTACCCAACCGATCTGAGCAGTGTCAGAACCGTTTACAGTATATTGGCTTCTAATTATGATAGGAGAATTTGTGAATGTAGTAAATGCAGGATCTACAGTTACCATAGGGTTTAAAGTATTTAACTGCGTGTTAGCTCCTACTACAGCATTTGTAGTGGTTGATCCTTTTTGGAAATCAGAACCATATACAAATATTTTAACAGGATTTCCGTTAATAATACCATTAGCAGCTAAATTAGCTCCTTGATATACTTCAACGATCAACTGTCCAGCTCCTGCACCAGCTTGCGCTGTGTTAGATGCTGTTACTAAACATTTTGCTTCGTTACCGAAATTATCCATTACAACTATTGTTGATAAAGGAGAAACAACGTTAACGATTTGCGGTACAACACCAACAGCAGTTACAGGAATTGTAATTGTTGCAGCGCCAGCAGCAGCACCTGCTACGACGCAGTTGTTGTATGATATGTGTAATCTTTCTTGTTCCGACCAAATTACTTGATCAGATGTCATTGGCATCTCAGCACCAACCATTCTTAGGAAACCTGATAACGTTCTGTTACCATATCTCTCTACTTCTTGCTCATAAAGCTCTGGTAAATATTGTTGTGAAAAATTCACACCATTTGCGCCAGCAAAGTTTAAATAGTTAGTCGACAATGCTTGTTGTGACTGGGATGGGATTATACTCCCAAACTGTGGACTTAAAGCCATAATTTTTGTTTTTTTTAGTTAAATTTTTTTGTTTTTATTTTCAATTTTGTTGAATCTAATCCACTAATAGCTTTTACTTTTAATCCGTTTATGAAAACATTTCCATCGGCAACTTGCCTAGGTCCGTCTTGTGATGGGTTTTTGGAAGAAGTAATGATGTCTTTAACACCATCAGCTTTTCCTTGCTCGTAAAAATGATGAGCGATTTTATCAGCATTCATCGCAGCGTACATAGCTTTATGATACCCAGCTGGATCTACAATTTCACCTTTATCGTTGGAATATTTTCCAACAAAGTTTTGTACATCTGTTTGAGTTTCACCAACCTTACTAGGATCTTTTACTCCATATCTAAATTTTTTATCTCCAACGTTGAAATCAAAACCTTTGAATTCTTCACTGAATAGTTTTTTAGTATTGTCTCTAAAGTCACCGTGTAATTTTGTAGCAATTTGTTGCTGCTCTTTGTAGCGGTCATAAAAGCTTACTGCTTCTTGCTGTTCTTGAGTAACGCCCGGTCTCAACTTGATCTCGTCGTAATATTTACTCTTAGAACTTTCTAAAAAGTTTTTAGCATTTGCAACCTCTTCTTTAAAAGCAAGTTTTTTCTTTCGAATATGTCTTGCTTCGTCCACTTCCTCGTCAAAGTCAAAATTGTCTTCTATTAAAAAGCTAATTTCTTCTTGATCTAAATGTGGCTTTGTTGTTGTATAGTATTCTTTAAGAACTTGTGAAGGACTTAAAGTTGTATAATCTCTATTTAACGAAACGTAGTCTTGTACTGTTCCGCCAGTTTCTTCCATAAAATTAACTAGTTTTTCAATGTTTTCTGGTAATTGTTTACCTAACACTTTTTCGTCTCTAACAGCTTCTTTTATTTCTTTTGTTACTTGTTTAGCTTCTTCTGTTACTTCTTGGATTGGCGAAGCTTCTTCAGAAATTTCTTCGGGCTTTGATATTTGTTTGTCCAGCTTAACGCTATCTCCGGTTTGTTCGCCCACAACCACTTCCTCTGTTTCTCCGATACGAATGGCATTGTCTTCTTCTTTAAGCGTTGGTATATTAACCTTTACAATATCAGGAACTATTTCCCCTGTTGCTTCTGGTTTAGATAAATCAACTTTTGTTACATTGTTAATACTAGCTTCACCTAAGTTTCTAGGTGTTTTCTTTTTTGACTTTATTTTAAAGTCACCTTCCTGCTTAACAGGTTCATTTGTTTTTTCTGACATGATATGATATTATATAATTATTAATTTAATTCATCAAGACCAAATTGTGATAAGTCTTCACCAGCGCCTTCAAAGTCTACTGGTCCAGAGTCATTCTGTCTTTGGTTTATTAATTGACTTTGTTGTGTTCCTTGTAATTTTACTCTTTTATCTTTGCGATCTTCAATTTGTTGCTCTTTATTATCTTCTTTTCCTATTTTCATTTGAGCCAATTGTTTTTGGTATTCAAATTCTTGAGCTAATATCTGAGATTTTATTTGCATTTCAGTTTGCATTCTTTGTAATTCAAATTGAGATTTAGCTTGTTCTACACTTACTTTTTGCTCTGTTAAAGCTTGTTGTTTTTGAACCTCAGCTAAAGCAACTTCTTGAGCTGTTTTAGTTTGAGCTTCACCTTGAGCCGCGATCATTTGTTTTTGCTGATCTTGATCTCTTTTTATTTTCTTTTTTCGTTTTTGCTTAAGAAGTTGATTAGCTAATTTAATATTTTTTATTTGTCGTATATCTATAGCGTCTTCTAAATCAATTCCACCACCTTGTAATGCTATTTGAACGTTCTGCTCTAGCATTTGCTGCTCTTCTTCTTCTGGCTCTAGTTCTAAGAATATACCAAAATCATGAAGATTTAAATTACTTATTTCAGATAAAGTTTTAGCGTTGTATACAGATATGCTTTCTAATAAAGCTTTGTGAGTTAAAGGAAAACTTAACACATCTACTATTTTTAAAGATATATTTTCACATATTCTAAGAGCTAAATAAAGACTAGCTTGATTAATATGTTTAGTAGCAATATTAGATTGATTAGCGGCCATCTTAGCTAAACCTACTAGCGCATCTTTGTCTGGTAAGCTACCATCGCGAGCTTCATTAAGCCCTGTAACATCTCTTATCATTTGTAAATAATATTGATAAGTTTGTATAAGACTTTGTAACTTAGCACCACCTGATGAAGATGATAATTCCTGTATAGGTATTTTACCTCTATTTAAATCACCGTCCTGCGTTAAAGATCTACCAACTATAGAACCAGTTTGGAAATACATGTTTAATGCTTCTGCTGGATTATAATTTGTACCATTACCTAAATCAACCTCTGCTAAACCATCCATGTCTAAAAATACACCATCTGGAACTAATCTAGCTAATACTTGTTGCATTTTTAAATGAGTAAGCTGTATCATATCAGCAAAACCTGTAATCTTGCTAACTATTGATTCTATTCTACCTTTGTACATTCTTGGAGCACATATAGCATAGTTCATTTCAACCTTAGTTGAATCAGCCATTGGTCTAGTCATGTTTTCAGCAATCTCCCATTTAAGCATTGTATTTGTACCTAGTACTTTTGCTCCACTATATAGAACTTCAATGCTTCTTGAAACTTTTTTAAATGTATCAGATTCTGGAGGATCAAACATATCAGTTTTTTGGATTATTTTTTCTAATCCATTATCTGTTTGTTTTAGTTTAAAAACTTGATCATGATAAGTTTTATATTCAAAATACATTACCTGAACAGTGTTGTTATCATAATTACCCCAACCGGTTATATACTGTCTGTTACCTGGCATCTCTTGAATTCTTTGCAGTTCTTCAGGTGAAATATTAGGAAATTCTTTTTTTAGTTCAGGAATAGTTAACGATCTAACTTCTCCAACGTAATATATATCTTGAAAATTAGGATCTTCAGTATAAGAATATATTATATGCGCAGGATCTACATAGTCTACAACAATGCCGTTAGCTTTATTAAATGATGTTTTTGTTGCAGCTATACCACAAACAACTAAATCATAATTTATTCTACGTTTTGTTAAATCCCATTTATTTTTAGCTAAAGTAGTTGTTATAGCTTCTTCTTCTGCAATCTCTATAGCTTGTTTATAGCTAAGCTGCATATGTAATTCTAATTCTTCTTCTGACTCAGGTAATTCTTTTAAAGGAACATTAGAGCTTTGAAAATTAGTACCTAGTTTGCTTTCCATATCAGCCAACATTTCTTTAGCATACATATCTTGCGCTAAAGCAGTTGCGTAATCAGTTCTTTTTTTTACTGAATAAGGATCTTGAGAAAATGCTTTTATTTGAAAATCTTTATTAGAAATTCCATTTACAA